TGGGCAAAGTTAATATCGCCAAAACAATTTCGTCCTTATAATCATTTTGTCGGGCTTCTAAAAGTTTTCCCTGGTAAGTTTCCTCACCTCGAGCCATCTTAACTGCATGCATGTGTTGTGCATCAGCCATAGCCATTTTTGTCTCTTGACGTTTTTTGTAAATATGGGAACCAGCGTTTAAAGCTAACTTAGCTAGACTGAACCAAGCCATTTTAGTACCAAGTTGCTTTAACTGGTTTCTTATCTTTTCTAAGTGCTTTAGTACCTTTTACAGTAACTGTTTGTGATTCTCTTGGATTAGTTGCTTCAATTGTTGCAGCTTGTGCATAACCATCTTTTCCAGACCATGGGTCTTTAACAATTTTAGGTTCTTGAACGTAACCAGATCCTTTTTGCCAATCTTTAGACATTAAGCTAAACCTCCACCTCTGAATGCTTTTCCTAAACCTCTTTTAGCAATTCCGCCACCTTTAAGTTCGCCACGAATTCTGCTTTTCTCATCTCTTAGATTTCTTTTACCTTTTCTAGTAAATGCTCTTTCAGCATCCACACGACCAAGTTCTTCTAGTCGATTTTCTCTTCTAGTGTTTGCCATAATTATTTATCCATTGTTCCGACAGCAGAATAAGCTCTTTTACCTGCAGCTTTTTCTGCGCCTTTAGATTCATCTCTTCGTGCTTTGAAGCTTTGAGACTTAGTAGACTCAGCACCTCTTCGTGCACCTAAAGATTCATCTAATCTTGCATCGTAACCTTGTTTCTTTGCAGAACTAGATTTTCCACCTTTGTCGTAAGGAAATCTAGATTTATAAGGTCTTGTGCCAAAATCGTTTCTCATAAGTTTTCTCCTAATATTTATTTTTTACTCTAAATAGGTTTGCAAGTCCACCACTATTTAATTGTTGGTTTTCCCAGCCTGATTTTAAGCCTTGATATATAGCTTGTCTAGCTCTAATTTCCGCCATCCAGTCTCTTGGATCCCATACACCTTGCATATCTTCTCCTTGAGCAAATTCTTCATCTACTGCACCAGTTACTGGATCATAGATAGGACCGTCTCCTTTTTCATCATCATCATATTTGTATTTAGCTTTTTGCTTTTCAAGATGTAACCATAATTGATCATATAAGGGATCATTCGTTCCTGGAGGTCCTCCAGCTAAGCCAAGATCTTTTAAATCCTGCATAAAAGCATTCATATCGCTGCTTCGTTTTATTCCTTTGAAAACTTCTTTAACAATTCCACTGAAGCTACTTAGCGCATAAAGATTCTTAATAGTATCCCATGCCGAAGGGTCTACATAACGTTTCCAATCGCCTTCAAGTTTATCTTTTATTTGTGTTTGTAATACTTGTTGTTTATTTTGTAAGTCTCTTAGACCATAATATTCTGTTGGTCTGTCCTCTTCTTGTGTTTTAATTAATTCCTGCATTTCTAATTTTTTTAAATCTGCAGGACTAATATATCCTGGTCCACTTTCTTCTCCTGGTGGAGCATGATCATCTTTAGTTGGTGTTGGTGTTGGTGTTGAAGTTGATGGTGCAGAATAAGTTGAAGCAATTCCTGGATGAGCATGACCACGGTCAGGTTCATCTCTTGGTCCTCTGTCTGAACCTGGAGCATCTCTCCCACTTCCTAATGAAGTAGCTCCACCACCTGGTGGTTGATATTTTGATCTGGTACCGTCTGGATTTTTCTTTGCTAATAAATCTGTAGCTGTATGAGGTCCAAGTCTAACATTCCCACCCTCTTTAGCTCTAAATAAACTTTTTACTCCATTTGGTTCATCAAAGGCAGCATTGTAATCTGTTAATTCAATATCATTGCCATCATCGGAAATAATTTCTTCGCTTTCGTTAATATCTAAAATACCACCGTGCGCATAATCTCTTTCCCAACGTTTTGCAATTTCTGGGTGGTTAGCGTGTAAGTATCTTCTTTGCTTTTCAGATTGAAAAGGCATTAGCTTCTTGGACCTTTAAGTGTTTTAACATCCCTTCGTTTCATAACATCGGATCTTGCTTTTGCACGATTAGACATTCTTTGTTTTTCGATAGAAGTTTTTGCACGAAGTATGGCAAGATCTTCGTTTTGGTCCATCTTGTCATCTTGAATATCTCTGTTCATTAACAGTTTAGATTTATCTAAATTAATTCTAGCTTCATCTTCTTGTTGTTTTCTTTGATTATCCTGAGCTTTAAGATCTAGTTCTCTTGCTCTAAGTTTAGCAATTGGATCATTACCAAAGTCTCCGCTTACTTTTTTCTCTTCTGCTAAGAAATCTTCCATCATTTCAGCGATTAGAATTGCTTTTCTAGATTCTATTTCTAATAGTAATCTATCTAATTCACCTTGAACTGCGGGATTCTGAGCTACTTGTGGATTAGTCTGCATCAATTGTTGCAGTTCTTGAATTTTAGTTAATTTATCTCTCATTTCCATTTGTACTTGTTCATCTGCCATTAAAGAAATATGTTCAAATATATTTTTCTCTAAGGAAGAAGTGATCATTGGATTATTTTTTGCCATCGCTGTCGCCATAAAAGCTACGTGAGCAGCAATATGCGCTTGGTGGTCCTGTCCAGTAAAAGCCTGGAAAGGTTTACCTGCCATAGCATCGATATGTTCGATCGCTGGATTTTTAGGAGCCGGCGGTGGAGGAGGTGGTAATACTTGATCGATATTCTTAACGCCCATTGCGGCATACATGTCTCTATAAGCCTCATACATATTATGCATCTTAGGATTAGACTGAGCTAATTGTAATTCTGTTTGTGCGGTTGCAATCCTTTGTGTCATTGAAAAAATATTTGGATCAGCAACGGGTAGTATGTCAATTTTGTCATCAAAGTCAGTTTGTTTAATTTCTCGTTCTCCACCTACAACATCGTACGGATAAACCGGCGGCAAGTAAGTTGAAAAAACATCAGACAATAAAACAAACTCTTGTTTCATGGCAGCATACAATCGTTTATGGATTGCTGACATTACCCTGGAGCCACGCTCTAAAAGGGCTACGGTCGTACCAACAGCAGCCTGCTGGTTCCCGTCACCGACCTGCATGTCAGCAATGGACGCGAATCTCTGTCCTGCCTCAACACAAATTCCCATCAACTGCAATAACGTCTGTGATGGTTCTTTGTATGGCAAATTCATAAAAGCATCTCTTAGATTTCCACCCGGAGCGTCTACATCACGCCATTCACCCGGTTGTAGAGATTGGGCATCATCTCTAACTCTGATACCCCTCTGTTTAAATCCTGAAGGTAAATTGGAGAGTGTACCTGCATCTATGAGTTGACGAAGAGCAGACGTTGCTGCTTTTGTTAGACCGCCAATCATATGGATTAATCCAAAGCCGTAAAATCCTAGTCCAGGCAGAAATTTAAAATGGACAAAATATTGGACCTTTTCTTTTTTTGGATCATCTAGTCTGTAGTTTCTTCTAATTGATAATACTTTTCGCGTACCATTGTCTATAGTCACAATGTAGGGAACTTTAATACCTGTAGGCATTCCGTCTTCGCCTCTTTCTTCAAAGCCTTCAATCTCCAGATCAACATGGCATTCAATCAAAGTATAAATTGGATTATTTTTCTGATAGCCTGTTGCGCTAGTTCCTTCCAGCTCTCGTTCTTTTTTCTTAAGTTCAGTTTCTTCGTAGTAAGGTTTTCCGAGTTCTATATCTCTATAAAATCCAGAAACTTGCTGCTTACGCAAATCATTTGCTGAAATTTTTAAAACATGACAAATGGCATCCGTATCCTCTAATGAGGTAGCTGAATACGGAACCACTAAGTCATCTGCAGTGACGAACTTTGATACAGCTCGTCCTAGTAAATCGTCGTAATAAACTTTTTTAAAAGTTGAACCTGCTAGTGGCAGGTAAAATAACATCTGATCAAATTCAGGTTCAAATTCTTTCATAACATCCATCAACTGATAGTTCATGAAATTTTTAACCCTCATCGACTGATCTTGTTTTTGTCGTGTCGGTCTTCCTAAAACCTGGCATCTAACCGGACCATCAGCCGGTAGTAATTCTTTATAAGCCTGTGCTTGAAACTGTGTTACCGCTTCAGCTAAAACAGGATGCGTTGCACCGGATGCTCCTTGAAAAGGTCGAGTTCTCATTTCAAACTGAAAACCTAAAAGTTCCAGTCCTTGAGTATAGGATCTTTCCCATTCTCTTCTCGATGCTTTGTAATCTGTGTAATTGGCATAAAGTTCTGAACCGATAGGATCTAAAATAGAATCGGGCAGCAAATCTGCCAAATTCATATAATGATTGTCGCCAGTCTCTGGTGCAACTGCACCAGGTTCAAAATTAACTTCTACCGAACCATCTTCGTTTTCAGTGACCTCCGTACCTTCGTGCGAGGGAACGGATTCCTGTAAACCGGTTGTAACTTCTGTTAATTCTTCTTGAGACGGTATAGTGACACTTCGTCTTACGTTAGGTAAGCCCTTATCGATTTCTGCCATGTATTTTCTCCAATCTTTCTGGTTTATATTGTTTTGTTACTTTAATCAAGCCTCTAGGGTCTGGTCCCTTTACCGGAGGGATTGCTTTCCATTTTACGTTTTTCATATTTTTAACTAATGTGGGGTTTTTCATTTGTAACGGTTTAATATGTATTGATCAACACCGCTTAAACCACCAGATGCTTTTTCTTCCTTGTCCTTAAACTCAACACCCGATCCCCACGCTGCGGACGCAAGAAGTTCTGATGGTTTTGTATAACCTTTTTTAATTGCATCGTAGAGGCCATATGCTCCTAATCCTACTGTAGTAGCAATGCCTAAACCTGGAATAAATCTAGTTGCTTTAAGTGCAGCTTTGCCTGAACTTGCTCTTAATATATCATCCCAGCTTATTTTTGCTAATTCCTTAATTCTAGCATGACTAATTTTATCCGCTCCTTTTAATGCAATAATATCTTTTTTCACTCCTTTTGAAATTGATTTTGTCTTATCGATTCCTATCTCATCTACCTTTAATGAAACAGGATCAATAACAGAAAAGCCTAAAAGACCTTTAGCTTCTTTAGGAAGATTTTTAATGAGAGCACTTCCTTCTTTGTTAATTTGAGATAATTTTTTTTGCCAATCTTTTGGTTTAGACAGTAAAAGTTTTACTTGGTTAGCTTCTTTTTTTCCTATCAGACTATCAAACTTAGAAAGTTTTGCATTTAAAGATTTAGAAATATAAGCCAGGTTACCTGTTGTCACGGGTGTTTTACCAAAAATACTTCCCATGTGATGCAGTCGATATCCACTTTTTTTCGTACCTGCAAGGGCCTGTTCTAAATATGGATTACTAAGTTCTGTTAATCTTTTAAATCGTCTAACTTCTGTTTGACTTGCAAGTCCTCTAACAGCATTATCAGGTCTAAAATATCTCGAATGAACATCCGCAAGTGTTGTTTTTCCTATATGTTTATATTTTTCAGGAAGATATTTTCGTAACTCCTTATTAGATAAAGCCCCCGGTATTTCATCAATAAGTTTTGTTTCTGCCAATCCTCCTTCAACAGGAATCCATCTTTTTAGATATGCTGCTCTATAAGCTTTTTTATTACCTATAGAATCATATATTCTTTTAAGATATTTTTCTTTAAATGGCTTTATATCTCTAC